TGCGGTGTAGAAACAGCCCAAGAACACGCCGCAAGGTGTGTTAGCGGTTGTACCTACATCTTTTTCAATAGTGCCGCCAACAACTCTTTTGACAAAATCGCCAAAGAAGATGTTTTCGCTGTAGCCAGATGCGATTTCCATGTTGCGGGTGGACCCTGCAAATACTTGTCCACCAATCAGGTTTATAGGCCGCAGCCCATAAGGTCCGTTGATAGTAGGGTAAGCCATATTAAACTCCTTAAATGTTTTTTATTTGCCCCTGCCAAATGAGGTAGTAGATTTACGCTCAGTAAACATGGGCATGCGTGGATCACTTTGTCTCATAAGACTATTATCTACTGACTCTATCTGGCTTTCAGCCTGACTGCGATAAAATGCATTCCGCTGCTCCACAAACTCCATAGGAGTCTTGCATAGTAATAGTCCACCGATTTCAATACAGTCCTTGAAGCGACTGGTTCCATCAATTAACAGCTGGAACTGTGGCTGCTCTTCAATCTTAACTGGCTCCCAACCTTCTCTGAGTTTGGCAGAGAGATTTCTTGGATCAGATACGCTTAAAGTAGAAACCCTTATCCATCTATACGCATATCCAGGCATCTTATCAGGTTCTGGTAAGAGTTCTGGTGGACGCCACTTCTCAGGGCGCTGGTGTTCAATGCGTGTATCCGCTGCTCTTGGTAATTTGTTTTCAGCCATTGTTGGCCTCCATTTTTATAACTTCACGATAGTATTGCTCAGGCGTTAGCTTGAGCTTCTTTGCAATATTTAACTGTGATTGCTTTAGCTTGGGTTTTTGTGAACTCACGCTTCTGCCTACAGGTGCAACTATCGAGTTTTGTTTCTCTGTACGCTGTCTGTTTGTGGACTGCGTTTTTTCTTCAAAGTTTTCTGGGAAGCGTCTCCGCATTGTGTCATCGACTTTCTCCCAGTACTCATCTGTTGATGCATAACTTGCACCATTTTGAGTCACAAGCTTTTGATGTAGCCCTAAAGCCAGGCTTGTCATTTCTTCATCCTTACCAAACCAGCCATTGCGCTCTTGCCACGCCATAGCTCTTGCGTCTGGTTTTGGAACTTCAGGCTGTACATGTACAGGAGTTTCTTGTACTTGTAAAGGGGCAACATATTCTTGTGCTCTAGCCAGTCTGTATTGAGCCCCTGATAATTTCTCCTGGGCATCTACTAATTGGTCTGAGTCTCCAAGGTCATATGCTTCTTTATACTCTCTCTTAGCCGCCTTAACTTCCATCTCAGTAGCGCCCTTATAGGTATCCATAAGGCTTTTCTCACCCTGAGCTAAGCGGTTCTTTAAGGCTTTGTTCTCTTCCTGGACTGTCTGGGCATAGGTTAGAGCTGCGTTCTGCTCCCTTAAAGCACTTTCCTTCTCTCTACGCTCATCATGCCAAACCTTCTTGAACTGCTTGAGTTTTACCTTTACTGACTCTGAGTACTCCTCTAACTCATCCTTATCAAGATCCTCCACCAAATCTTTGGGCAAAGCCTCACGGTTTTGATCCTTGGCAGGGGTGTCATCTTCTATATCAAATTCAAACTCCTTCTCTTCCTTCTCATCTGGAAATTCAAAGGCATCTTCACTCATTTCATTCTCCTAAATGTTACCTTTCGGTATTTTGTTAAGCCCTACTGATTCCCCTTGGATCTTCTACAACTGCCTCTACTGTGTCATCGTTTATCAATCTAAACTCTTTGCCATGTATCTTTAAACGTGTACCAGTATTAGGACGAGCCAATATGAAGTCTCCACTCTTACACCAAGGCCCACCTGGAAATCTGCTTTTGTCAGAATAACAGTCTGGACCCAATGCAACTACAAAGAACACAGTACTTAGCACTTCTTCAAACTGACGGGTTGAGTCAGCCTTCAATAAGCCACTATCATACTTTTCTTCTATTACAGGCAAGCTAACCAGGATGTGGTAGCCACTTGGTACAGGCAATTGTGTTGCCTTTGTTTCTTCGCTTTCTGTAGCGATTTCAGTCATCAGATTGCTCCATATGTTTTAAGAGATCAAGGATATAACCCTCCGCGATGGAAAGACCTCTAATCTCCCCGCAAAGTTTTTGGTACTCTGCATAGTCTTTAGCTGCGCTTGTAGCAACTACCTCAACTATCTGTTGTTTCTTTAACTGTATATCTTTAAGTACTGACTCTATAGAGCGGCTCATTTACCGCCCTTCTTATTTTCTTTGTTCGCGGATTCAACCATACCCCCGATTTTTACACCTAACTTTGCACCCTCTAAGTCCATATTAGCCCTTAGTGCCTGCTCTTTCTCCGCTATTCTAAAGGCCTCAATCATATTATCTGCATCTATCGCAGCCTTATCCTTAGAGATTTTTGCACCAACTTGTAGGCCAGCTATCTGCATTTGGACATTGAGCTTATCTGCCTCATTCTGCTTCTTATCCTGCTGCTCCTGTACTGCCACAATAGCCAGACCCTGCTTGATCTTGACCTCTTCTTCCTTGACAGCCACTTCTCTTCCTCTCAGCTGAAGCTCTTGTTGCTGCATCTGAACCAGAGGATCTTGCGCCTGTTCTGCCGCCTTCTGCTTTGCAATATCTGACTTGTCCTTCTCCAGCAATTGACCTGCAGCCATAGCCATAAGCCTAGAAATCTCAGTTTCCATATCATTAGACAATTCCTTGTCCATATCCGGCAATGGAATTCCAAGCTGCTCTTCAATGTTCTTGCGGTATTGGAAGGCTATGTGCTCATTAATATGGGCCAGTAGTGAAGCATGCTGAACCTGACCTTGTGGGTTTTGGGATAGCTGTTGCGCCAACACTGGGTCATCAGAAAAAGATTGGTGTACTTTGATGTGTGAGTCATGGTCCTGATAAATGAAAGCTTTAACAGGCTTGCCATTAAGTACTGCCATATTCTCAGATACTGGGTCTTTGGGTTTTTCATCAGTAGCATTAGGTACTAACTTGCCAATGTTTTTAACACCCAAGACCTCTAGCATCTGACGGTTTAGCTCCACTTGGTCATAGATCTGTGGGTTTGCCGCAGCCATCTGCATTACAGCCTGATACTGAACTACCTTCTGAGACATAGTAGAGGCGTTAGGATCTGAAACTGGGATCACATCACAGTGATCATAGTCAGATTGCTTAGCCTTTCTGCTCCCATCTATAGGCTGATAACTGTACTCTTTAGGAGTATTGTCCCTAATAATTGCCTTTAATAGCTTCAGCTCCTGCTTCATAGAGTAATGAATACGGGCCTGAACTGCAGACATAACCTTTAAAGTCCTCTCCAGAATAGCTAGAGTAGTTCCTACTGGGGCATTAGCAGACATATCAGATACATTCAAATCAGCAGCTGAGGCAAACCTACGCCCGTCCTCAATGATTTGATTCATCAGCTGGAATAGAACCTGACTAGGCTCTTTATAGGGAAGCGGAAGAATGTTATCTCTAATGGTGCCAGAGGCTACATCTACGTCCCTAAACTCACCTGGGGCGATAGGAGTGTCATCACCCTTAACGCGCATACCCTTAGTCTTTAATCCACCAGGCAGGTTAGATAAAGTACCTGCGTCCACCAGCTGGCGAATGATAGAAGTACCAGACTTAGCAAAAGCACCTATTAGATGGATTAATCCAAAGCAGTAGAAACCAAAGCCTGGGATATAGCCATAGTGAACTAGGTGAGATCTTTTCTGTTTAGTAGGATCTTCTGGCCTCCAGTTACGGCGGATAGCCAATACGTCTGTAGTATTCTTATCAATTGTGACTATATAAGGTAGAGCTATGCCAGTCTCTTCTCCATCTTCTTCATCCTCATACCCAGGTAGGTCTAGGTATACCTGCATTTCAAGAAGCTTATAGCGGTCATCAGAGGTAGCTCTAAATCCCATCTGCTCTGCTATCTTCTTCTCTATTTCATTTAATGAATTAACAGGATCTGGTAGGTCTATATCTCTATAGAAACCGGCAGCCATGAGGCGTTTAATCTCATTCTTAGTCTTACGCATCACATGAGTTACGCGGTCACATGTCTCTATATTTGACGCTCCATAAGGGACCACTACATCTTCCGCCGGAACAAATAATGAGACTTGCCTATCAAGAGAAGGGTCAAAGTAAACCTTCTTAAATGCATTACCTGCTAAACCCAAGCCCCATAACATTCTTTCATGCTCAGGGCGGTACTCAACCATGATCTCTGTGAGCTGATAATTCATATCATCCCGTACCCTATCAGCAGCATCTTTTATAGCTGGGGTTTCCTTGCCAATGATCCTAGTTTTAACAGGTCCTGCCGCTGGAAATGTCTCCATAATTGTCTCTGACTGAAACTTAACTAAAGCTTCTGACAGAAGTGGGTGATAAACACCACAGGCTCCTTCCCAAGGCTCAGACCTTTCCTCTATCTTCATACCTAGTAGCTCTAATCCGTCTACATAGGTCTGCATCCAGTCCTTTCTTGAGGACTCATCATCCTCATAGTCCTGAATTAGGTCCGAAGCTAGGCTAATTAGGTCTGCCTCATTCATTTCTTCAGCAAGATTGGCCTCAAACTCGCCATCAACGCATTCTTCTTCCTCTATCTCACCAATATCTATCTCTATCTCTGGGTTATCCTCTTCCTCTTCCATTAAAGGTGCGGGATACAGAGCTTTATCAAAATCTGCTGACATGTTTACTCCTTAGTAGTAAGTCTTTTTACGCCTAAAACCAATATTATCATCTTCCTCATCAGAGTCGAGTCTTAAAAACCCACCCTGCCTAAATCTTATTAGAGCTTGGACCGTAGAATCCACCAAGTCATCATGTTCTGCATTAGGAAATCTAGCCATTTCTTCTATTACCTCTTCTGCCCACTTAGTCTCAGGAGCCCAGACCCGCCCAGACCTGAATAAATCAGTTACTGAGTTAATACGGACAAACTTATCATTACCTCTTACAGGAGTGTAGTCAGATACCATCACGCCCATACGTCTTAATTCAAATATCAGTGGAGCTCCAGCAGCTTTAGCTTCAATAATACAGGCATCAGGCTGCCATTCATCATAGAATCTCTTAGCCGTGTCCTTTAGATCAGGGAATTCCAGCTTATCCTTCCACGCATCTAGCATGATTATATTAACGTCTTCTGGGTTTTCATTTAAGTGAAAAATCCCCCAAGTAGTACAGGCTGAATAATCCGCCCTCTGACTTTTAGTAAACGCAGTATCCCATGACTGTATTATAAACTCACACTTAGGGGGCCTATCAGCCTCCCATCTCTGCCACCAGTCTCTTTTAACTAAAGCGCCTTCTTCTCCAGTAGGAGTCTGTTGATATTGAGCGTTCCACTTATATACAGGGAGCTCTTCCTTTAGATCTAACAGCTCTCTTAGCTCCCAGAACTCAGGCCATAAAGCATTACCACTAGGCAGAATTGCAGGTAACTGGACAATATCCCATTCAGTATCATCCTTTAAGAGCTTGCCAGTTAGATCTTTATCTGACCAGCGTGTCATGACTACAATAATAACCCCTCCAGGTTGAAGACGCTGCCTAGGGCCAGACGTATACCACTCATATACAGAGTCAAATACACTAGGGTCCCCTTGGGCTAGTTTCGCTTCCTGCTCAGAGTGTGGGTCATCTATTATTAATAAGTCAGCTCCTTTCCCTGTTACCGTCCCGCCAACCCCAATAGCAAAATAGTCTCCCCCGTGATTTGTAGCCCAGCGTCCTGCAGCCTTAGAGTCAGACTTTAGCGTTACATCTGGGAAGATCTTAGAGTACTGTTCAGACCCTACCAAGTTTCTAACCTTACGTCCAAAGCCAACAGCCAGTTCTGCCGTATTAGAACATTGGATAACTTTCTTCTCTGGGAACTTACCCAAGAACCAAGCAGGTAACATATTAGAGGCAAATTCCGATTTTGTATGCCTAGGTGGCATATTAATAATCAGTCTTTTTAATTTCCCATCTACAATCTCTTGAAACTTCTTAGCCATGAGGGCGTGGTGTCTGCCATGTATAAACCCAGGCCACATCTCCTTAACAAAGGATAGGAAGTCTTGCTGGGCTTTCTCTCTTACCAAAGCCCCCTTATATTGGGCCACGTTCTCAAATAGCTTCTCCTGCTCCATTAGAGGAAGATCCGCTATCATTTCCGCAATACCCATCAGTCCAGCTTCCTAAAGTTAATATACACAGGTCTAACACTCCTACCCATTCCCTTAACCCTTTTTAAAACCCCCAGCCTTACTAGACGGTCTATTATCTTAGCAGTGTTACCAAGCCCAGGCTTATTCCTAAACTCACATATATCCCTAATAGACGGACCAAACCCATACTGTAGCCAGTACTCATCTATAAACAAAAAGACCTCCCTCTGGGCAGGTGTCATTGTAACCTCCATACATACAGCACGATCTAAGTCCCGCCTACTAGCAATCATCTCTCTGTTAATAATCAATGCAGCTCACCCTTAACATGCATAATCCCACTAAGGACACCACACACATAAGATACAAAGTCAGACTGGTCCTCCCTGTCAATCATCTCCCCCATCTCTCCAATACAGATTGTTAATGCCGCCAATGAAGGTCCCCACTCTCTACCATCCAACAACTTCTGGATATCAAGCACCATCTCATTAACCTCATTGCGCTGCTCAGTAGTAGGCTTTATGTATCTTTTCAATTTAACGTACCATTGATTTCATTGAGAAATTATGCCCTACCTTGTCGATCGACAAGGAGCAAAAAAAATATATACCCCCCCACCCATGTGAATTATTTAACATAGGGGGCCCTTTTCTGTATGCGATCTGAGTCAGGAAGAGGTGAATCTAAGGAATTCTCTGGGGGAAATGATTGTTTGTCAGGAATAATATGTAGAGAACCAGCCACCTCATCTACATCAAAAAGGGGTTCATCCCCACTCCCACCCTCTTTTAATGCTGTTTCTGGTACTAATTTCCCACATTCTGCCAATTCACCCGCTGAGAGTTCATCATCTTTTCCCACAATGAGTTCAGCCATTAAAGAATCAGTATCTATATCAGTTATTGATTGGTTAGAGCTAAGCATCATTGATCTAAGCTCATCAAGTATCTGTAGTCTGAGTTCCCCACTATCCTTTATAACTGTTGTCTCTGACCTTGTGGTAAACGCTGCGACCTCAGTTACCTGTCCCAGTACCTTAGCGCAATTGGTTCTATCACTGGCTTTAGTGCTAGGGTCTATCAGTGTTTGTACTAGGCTATTGATCACCAATGAGCGCAGGGATTCGGCAGTATTATATCTCTCAGCCTCTTTTGCCGCTTCCATTGCAGTTATGATCGCCTGAATACCCTTATGTTTTGTAATCATCGCACTGGCGTTATTGGCTACTGTATGAGGTTTGGCCTTACTGTCATATGCTTGCCTATAAGCTTCCGCACCAGTTAACCCATCAATGGCGATACCTTGTGCAAACTTCAATTGTTTGTGGGTGAGAGATCCACGCTTGATCATTAGTGCGGAACTAATAGACTTTGTGTCTTTTAGTTTATCCTTTATGGATGCTCTAGATACCTTTGTCATTTTAGACTGTCCCGCTACGCTATTGAACTCATTGCCGCGAATATAACACAATGGGGAACAAATAGGGAACAACTATCCTTTATCCATGCGCCATTCCATGATAGTAACCACTCACATACCCTGGAACCCAAGCCCAGAGCCATTCTGCCCCCATTCTCACCAGGACCGCGCTGGCTGCGTTTTAATACTTTTGCATAGGATAGCATTGACTGACCCCCTAGAATATCAATATATATTTAACAATCTATTGGTTAACCTATTGACACTCTCAATAGATGGGATAGAATTACATCTCTACCACTACTTATAAAGGATAAACCATCATGAAAACTTATAACGAATTAATCATTGGTGAATGGTACGCACCAGTATTTGAGCGATATGATCAAGAGCCATTAATCTGTGTCTTTTATCAGTTTTTAGGCGATCTTGCATTCCTGTCAGAGTCTGGTGACGTAGTCTATGATTTTTATGATCCTGAATTATACGTGCGCGTATCTGCTGATGGCACTGATGGATTCATATCATGACCTACGATATCTTTGATTACTTTTTATGTATCGCATTATTTCAAGTCTGTTTTATGTCTTTTATGTTCTTTATTACGCGGGGTAAATAATGTTTTATATCCTTTTCCCATTACTGCTTTCTTTTGTTCTTTTAATCTTATCAATACGGAGTAAACCATGAACAAATATAACGGATGGACGAATTACGCTACATGGCGCGTCAATTTAGAACTAATTGACGGATTTAGAATAGACGTTAACACGCCCTATGAGGCGCACGAATTGGCAGATTATCTAAAAGAAACCGCTATCCTTGCCGTTGATAATAGCTGTCCAGACCTGGGAGGTATTGCCTGGGACTATGCAATGGCTTTCCTGGATGAGGTTAACTGGCAAGAAATTGCTAAGCATAAGCAAGACGAACTAACCCCCCTGGACTGGAAGCAATTGGCACAAGAAAAACTTAATAATGGGGTGTCAGCATGAGCATATACACGGACGAAGGATATACATCAAGACGCGACTACCTGGAAACGCTTGCCGATGATATGGGCGTTGACCTGGACACTGTTTTTACCCTGGCGGGGATACTGGGAAGTTCAGAGGACTTTGATGGACTTATAACAAGCCTGGAAGACTTTGCATATCAAGGGGAATTCCATGCTTAATAAAAAGATAACTAAAGAACAGCAACAAGCCATTAAACGTAAATATAACCAGGATAACCAGAATATGAGCTATCTACAGTTTAGACGTACCGTCCAGCATGGTTATGGTTATTTAATGCTTCATTGGTGCGATATGTGGCTAGGTATTGAGAAGGACGGATATACCCATTCATAGAGTTTTGCCTTATAGGTTTAGGCCTATAGGGAAATACTTTATAAACTACCAAGAGGAAAATATCATGTATTTATTCCACGCTGACCCAGGACATGGCTGGCTTCAAGTAAATCGGCAAGAATTAATAGACCTGGAAATCCTAGATAAAATCTCTCATTATTCATATCAAAAGGGAGATAACGTATACCTGGAAGAGGACTGTGACCTGTCCCGATTCATAGCCAAAATGAATGAGTTAGGGAAACAAGTGGAAATTAAGGAATCCCATTCCAATTATGATTCTCCCATACGCTCTTATGCTTCATTCAATAGCGGAGCGTAGTCACTCTATTAATTGATTAGTGAAGTGTGGATTAAAATCTACACTCTACAAACAATCCTAACTATAAGGGGAACTACTATGTTCGGTTATAAATGCTTTTATCGTGGCAAGACTTGTGAAGTCTATGCTTTACGCACCTTTGATGCACAAGACGCAGCCGCTAAAATATTCAAGGCTAAAAATTCTTATGAAATATCAGTATTCTTGTGCGAAAAGGACAGTAAACAAGTAGAGCATAAGGCCACATTTTAGCAATGATTAGCTAAGAATCTATTATCAAGTAACTGTATTAATTATTAAATTATGGATGTTCCCGAAACCAATTTCGGCAACATACTACCCTAACTATGAGGAAATACTAATGAGCGATTACACAGTCCTGCAAGTATGTTCTGGCGGCAGAGATGTATACCTACAACCAGCTAATTATGGGGAGCGATTCGATAGTTACTCAAAGGCGCGTAAATTTGCAGCAAAGACAAACTTCCTTTATGGCGTAATTCGTAGCGATAGAGTGAATGAGGTATGCAGAAGATACAAGGAACAAAACAATTAACATTAAACTGATCCGGCAGATCCGGCAACGTGCAAAAGGATATAACCATGAGTTATTACACTGAGAATATAGGTGAATTTGGTTCAAGAGAGAGAGAGATGCTGCGCGAAATATTGTCCAAACCGCTACCAGATAACTTTTCCGATGATGAAGTGAAGCCCGCATTTAATAAGGGCAGCGGCTTTGTTTTTCTAGTAAATGCGGATTATCAGTGTGCAATGATAAACCATGACACTGGCAGTCTTGAAATATTTCACAATACCCCAGATCAGGGAGACGAGGGATTCTTATCAGACTTGCTGAAATCATCGCCAGACGATTACAACGGGCATGATGAGAGATATATACGCGAACAGGCAGAGAATGAAGGGGTGGAACTACCAGCAACCTGGATGGAGGAATCATGAAAACCAAGACGATAACGGACAACTGGAGGCAGCATGAAATCATACCTAGTAAGCTTGCGCGAAGATAAGGGCGACAAGTTTCAGATGTTCTTTCAATGTTGGGCAGAAGATGAGGATCACGCGGAGGAGCAAGCTTTAAATGCTTATCCATGTGGAGAGGTGACTCATATCTCCTCGCCTTCTGATACGGATAGCGAGGGCAGCACACTCAAGGAGGAATCATGAACTCATACGTTTTTACCTGCACCATGACCTTTGAAACCGTTATAAAAGCGGAAACACAAGAGCAAGCAGATGCAGAATTTCTCAGGCGGGATAAACAGGCGGATGTAGTGCATGACAGCGGCATCAGTGTGCAAGTTATTGAGGATGCACCCATATCCATGCCATATTTTACTATTGGGGGTGCGACATGAGATTCTATTTTGAGCAGCGTGTCATTCAGTATGTTGAGATTGAAGCAGAAAATGAGGAGGAGGCTTGGATTAAGCAGCGATCCACTGAATACACAGAAATGGAAGAAGGTATAACAATTCAAGTGATTGAAGATGGGGAAAGTGTGCCAATACCTTCTTTTGATTTAGAAGATGAATATGAAGCTGCAACCCTGTCAAGTTATTAATTATGTGTGAAAACGAAGTAGCGTATACCTTGATAGTAGTTTTTATAGCGTGGATTTTTTTGAGGGATAAATCATGAGAGAAGTAACTTTATTGGTATCGGACTGTATATCAAATGAGAAGGCGCAGTATGAGCTTGACAGAGTGGCATCTAATGATTGGATGTCCGTTTGGTGGCACATATCAGACATTCAAGACATTGCGGGTGACTGCACCCCTATGAGTGATGATGATGCTAAGGATATATTGAATCAGATGCAACGTGGGCATAACTGCGAGTATGGCATCACCTGGGATGTGGTAGGTGCGTATGTAGACCAATGGAGGGAGCAATGAGGTGGCCTGTAGGGGCGCAGTACGCTGACCTGACAGGCACAGGAACTCTGGACGGGATAGCGGCGGATCTGATGGAGGCCTCGACTCACAGTATGCATCTGTCTGAACTGTATAAGAAGGATATGATCCCGAAAGGGGTTAGCATCTCTTCTCAAATTCTGACATTCTTGAAGAAACACCCATCCTCTACCAGTTTTTTAATCAAGCAAAAAATACTGCCCAGTGGCGTGGATTACCAAACTGAAAACCTGGTTTCTAAGGCGTTGACCAGATTGAAGGCCGCTGGCGAGATCAGAACTACTGGTGAGAAGCGCAGATACAGGTACAGTTTGACCAATATAACCGTGCATAAACTGGAAAGCTGATGCCACATTACAGGATCAAATTACAGAAAAGGGTGGAATTTGTGGTGAGGGTTGAGGGCTATTCAGAAATGAATGCCCTTAACAAAGCCTTCCACGCTGCCTTTGACTATGATGACAGAGATGCTATTGAAACCATCATAGTTCTGGTGGAGGAGGAGACTCCGCATTTTATTGAAACAGAACGCAAACTACTGGAGAAGAAAAATGAAGGGTACTAATATCTGCACACCTAAGACTTCTGATAACTCTGATGAGAGGATCAAGCTGCTGATCTCTGATGCTGATGTACTAAAAATGAAGCGTGGAATGAAGTGGAAGGCCACAGTCACAGACTTAATTACTGGCATTGAATACCCATTAAAGGGATGCGCTTGCTCTATGCCGGACTGCTACTGTGATGCTGTGGTGATTAATAAGAAGCTGGTGAAGATGCTCAAGCAAATTAAGAGGGGCGTGGCGGCATAAACAACGTGGTCAGGCCTTGAGTGGCGGCAAATAGTCCACGCGCTAGGTGGAAGTCATTAAAGTCCTGACCAACTGAATCACTCATCCAATAAGGCCAGCCTGTCTTCTTGGCACTGGCCTCCCCCACCCCGCTGAGATCATTGTCAGCAATAACAAATCCCTCCTCCAGCTGGCTAGCAATGTTCACTAGGTTTGACGCACTGAAGCAAACGTGCAAAGTGTACCTACGCTTCATAGTTTTAAGGGCAAGCCTGAGAGATAGGGCGGTAGCGTAGCCCTCACACAGAATATTAACTCCCCTGTTATCAAATACAAATTCCGCACCATTTGACCTCTGTCCATATAGGAAACGCTTCTCACCTGTAGGACTGACCTGCTGAAGCCCCACAAGCGCCCCAGAGACGCGCATTGGTATAAGTAATACCAACCCCTCATCTGTCTCTATCACGCTCCCCTCGTCATCAGGAAAGCCCTTCCTGCGTAAGTATGGATGAGTGGTTAACCTGGCCTGTTTTAAAAGGACTGCCGCCTTGATAGCCGCCTGTCCCTGCTTCTTGGCTATATCAGCTCCTGCATTCTTTATGGCTATGACATCACCAGCCCTGATAGTGGGGGCTACATCAGGTTGCCAGACAGATACGGTATCCTCAGTGGCGTGGTTCTGCACAAAGCCATGTGTAAGCATGAACTTCACAGCCCCATTCCTTTTATGAGGGTGGTCTTCTGTTGGATACCGCGCCCAGTTACCTATCTTGGGGGTGTGACTTATTATCACGCCGTGCAATCTGCAAAAGTCTACAAAGGTCATCTGCCATGCTCACGCAAATACTTCTGCTTAATCTGCCACGCAATTAAATTGTTTTTCGCAAACAGATCTATACGCGCACTAGGTTTAACAGGGATATTCTTTAAGTCTGGGGCCTGATACTCACTAAACCTATCTTTGAATAGCTTGGCTGCCCTGCCCTGCTTCCAACCCTTGTGCTGCATATTCCACACCATAGCTGACCAGAACTCCTGCTTATCCCAGTCACACTTCACAATAACGGGTGCCTGTAGCTCAGTTAATATGCCATTCACTGAGTAAACTGTATTCTGCTTTTCCCTAACAAAGCCGCAGTTGTAACAGGCATCAGAACCTTTGGCCCATAGGGCATGGCACTTGGGACACTTAGCTGCCTCCTTCTCAAACTCTGTAGGCTCTGTCTTGGTCTTCTCTTTGCCATCATCCAACTCATCCACGCCATTGTGGTACACCTCATCCCAGTCATCCTTGAATCTGAGATAGTTACCGGAGTGGCAAATCCAGACCGAAAAAGATTTATCACTTCCAGGATTCCCCCTAGTGATGCGCCCCATCTGCTGGACATGGCTGCTGAATGACTTAGAAAATGGACGGGCACTCACTCCTATCATTACATCTGGAATGTCTAGGCCTTTGGTATACAGGTCAGTTGCTATCAGGCCATGTATCTTGGAGTCAGGTTCAGCGAACTCCCGCAGGATTTCTTTACGCCACTCATCTGGATCTTTGTGGGATGTAGCTATAAAGTTGTAGCCCTGCTCTTGAAACTTACGCGCCAGATCCACTCCATGCTCTGTGCCGGAGCAAAACACCAGCGTCTTCCTTGGCCTGTTGAATATCTTGTGAGTTACCTTTATCCACTCAGCCACCACATCACCTGTGATTTTCTTGCCCCGCGCTGTGGCCTCACTGTTGGTCCATTCCCCCCCAGACTTCTTAGCACCCTCCATATCTATCTCTTTGGCTATGAATACTCTGAGAGGGACAAGCACTTCTCTGGCTACCAATTGCTTAGTGGTTACAGTGCTGACCACGTTGTCATAGATTTTACCCATGCCCTTAGTAAATGGCGTGGCGGTCAAACCTATTACCTTTAACTTGAGGTTGGACTTAATGTAGGCGGCAGTCTTAGTTCTTATTGTGTGGCACTCATCAATAATCAGCAGAGTCACATCAGGCATAACCCCCAGCGCCTCCATAGTCTGAGCAGAACAGACCTGTATCTTTTCATAAGGTCTATTCCGCCAGTGATCTGCCTGATATACGCCATGATCTAATCCATATCTATCAAGCCGCGCACTGGTTTGATTACATAACACTATGCGGTCCAGCAGCATGGCAGTCTTGTTACCCTTGGCAGCAGTAGCAGCCATCAAAGCAATTGCCATTTCAGTCTTGCCTGACCCAGTAGGGGAGACTAAGACCTGCGCCCTCTTACCATTAGCAAAGCCCTTTCTTAGCTCCTCAATAGCCTCATTCTGGTAATCATACAAACTTAACTCTGCCATGCTGTTCTCCTGCTTCCTTGTCGATCGACAAGGAGAGTATTAAAATCCCAATAGAATCAATGGGAGGACTTTTTCATTCTTGCAATTTGCTTCATCAGCTCAGCATTTTCTGTCTGGTATGCATCGCGTGATTTAGTAATTGCCCTAACTTCTACTTTGAGCAATACATTCTCAGCCTCCAGACTCTTCATTCTTTCTGTTAAATTGGCCTTCTCTTCATCAGATTCTCCAGACAAGCCAATAGAAATCTTATCCTTGAGGGCGGCGTTATCATCCATCAGGTCCACAACTGAAGCCCTTAGAAGTTCCATCTCTGTCTCTGTATCCTCAGCAGGGGCAACAATCCTTTCCTTCTTCTCCCTGACTTTCTGCAGAACTTCCTTCCCATCTCTAACATGCTTTCTTACCGCTGGGGCAATCTTCCCAAGCTCTGCTCGGATTGTACCTACTAATACATGACCAACATGGCACAGCTTGGCTATGTGGTTATTGCTGTATTCACCCCATTCAATATCATCCAGCATACGCAGAATGCAATACCGCTTATCTGCGCTGCTTCTGGGTAGGCCATGCTTACTGTTAACCGTCATTGAAAACAGGACAGCCTCACGCAGCGTACCCTCAATAACTGTACACTCCAGACTAGGTGCGCCTATCTTCATGGCAGCGTGGAATCTGTGATGCCCATCTACCAAGTAGTAGAACGTGCCATCATAGTAGACTATGACTGATGGGAAGATGTTACCTCCCTGCATATCCTCAGCGTACTGGCCTACAACGTCTGGGCTGATGGATTCTCTGGATTGCGTGTTGCAGTCAATGCGTATTGTGTTTAGGCCTATGTGCATGGTGTCTCCTAGTCAAGTGAGGTGTATCTTACTGTTACAAAGTAAATATCATTCTTCTTAAAATGCCCTTCTATCACTGCCTGCTGGTGCTGCATCCAATCCTTTATGTACTTCTCCGCTGTTGCTGTTGCCTCTTCTAACGTAGTACCACAAAAGTTTCTAGTCATATATCCTCCTTTAAAACCATACCTTATTCCTATTCCAGGTAGCTGTCAATACTTATATTCTCTGCTATACCATCTATTGCCAATTTATTCTATAGGTCCCCAAGGGTGATAGCTGTGGGCTAGCACTTACCCAGATACCAACTGAGGTATCCTAGTATTCCCTAAGGCAGAGATTCATCAACGCTGGGCTTGTCTCACCACTTGACCCTGCATTTTGTGTAGTCCCTCTCTGACAGGCTACGCGGCATTAAAGGGGGTGTACCCTTGCCTGTGTATTCTTGATAGCAGCCCATTCAGGCCCATAGCTAACGTGATCAGTACGGACAGAGCGCCCAAAGAAAAACCCCAATGTACTTAGGAGGGGCATGGCCCTTGGCATGGGCAACCTAGTTAACACCACCCGGTTAAGAATGGAACTAGACCACACATGCCCCACCTAAATTCACTGGGGTCTAACCGGGCAATTAACCAGAGTGCCAACTCTGACAAGCGCAGAATATCTGGACTGTATTGGAATGTCAAGTACCGGACCCAAATCGCTATTTCAATCCGGCATAATTATCTCTAACTGGCAGAACTGTTATCTCTAATTATAGTGGTAGAGGCTAGCATCTATATGGCTTCTATATAACTGTTAACTTAAATAAGTGGAACTGTTAAGTTAAGGTACGTCTTGCGCCCAAAGTGGGAAACACTGGGAATCTGGGAAACACTGGGAATCCCACTTTCCCACCGCTCTTAATACCGCTCCTCATACCGGTATTTACTCTGAAACCCATCACCTATAGGGTTTATGATACCGCTCTTAATGCCGGTATGGTCCTGTTTAATACCGCTCTGGGGAAAATGGGGACAAAAAAAGAGAGCCGTTAGCTGGAGGGCGCGGCTCTCTGTACTACAGTCCAGCGACCATACAAGCCAGGAGGACACTACAGGTTCTTCTACCAAGAAGAGATGTAATTATAGCAAAGTCTTGAGGAGGGCTAAAGCTTTATCCACACTATTAATGATAACTACTGTACCACCACGCCAAGTATCAAAGAATTCCTGCTCCGCCTCAGTTAGTTTCTGTGCGCTGGGCACCTTGGCCCCATCCTTAACCTCAATCAAGATAGTGTGCTTTCTATAACCTACCAGCAGGTCAGGGATACCACCACCTTGGCTAATGATCCTGACAGTAGCACCACACGCTCTCAAAGCTGCTACTATCTCATTCTGGTTGTCATCCACTCTTCTGGCATATTTACTCATAAGACAATAGTTGAATCCCCTAAGATAATAATACTTGACATGTAGATATTCCTTAGACTACACTTGTATCTCCTGGAGGAAATATGAAACTAACTAACAAGTTTAATCTACCTGATACCTTTGTAAATGTAATACGCCGCCCACAGTATAGCAGGGGTGATTCTCAAATAAGCGTTACTGAACTACTCTCACCCACCCAGCTGGTGCAGCTACGCGCTAAGCATGGCTCAGACCTAACATCTGACGTATCTGAGATGATCTGGAGCATCTTTGGAACCGCCATACACAACATCCTAGAGCATGGCAAGGGTGATAACCATGTAGTAGAGGAGCGCCTGCACACAGAGCTGAATGATTGGAAGATCTCAGGTGCTATAGATCTGCAAGAGATTGAGCCTGATGGAATCATAGTCTCTGACTATAAGGTGACTGGTGCATGGTCTGTCATGGCAGAGAAGGAGGAGTGGGTTAGTCAGCTGAACATGTACGCTTGGCTGGTTGAGCGGTGCAAGGGTCTGCCAGTAAAGAAGATACAGATTGTAGCCATTGTAAGGGACTGGCAGGCTAGGGAAGTAGATAGGAAGGAGGGATACCCACAGTCTCCTGTAGCTGTCTTAGATATAGAGTTATGGTCCTTTGAGAAGAGGGAGCAGTACGTCAAGGAACGTCTTGAGCACCACAATGATGGGTTCTTTGCTGCTGGTACAGGGGCAAAGTATCCAGAGTGTACGTCTGCTGAGATGTGGGAGAAGCAGACTGTATATGCCATAAAGAAGAAGGGTGCAGCTAGGGCCAAGCATCTTTATGGTGATAAGCAGGAAGCCTATGGTCTGCTGGAGGACTTAGGTGATGCGTTTGAAATAGAGGTAAGAGAAGGAGAGAGGACTAGGTGTGAGAAGTACTGCCCAGTCTCAACATTCTGTGATCAGTTTAAAAAATACAAGGAGAGCAAATGAAACTACTACCGGCAAACCCTACCAAGAAAAAACCAGTAATGATTGTAAGGGCAGCAATCAAGAGCCATACAACAGCAGATGAGCAGAAGTTCTTAAATAAGATTGGAACATATGGTGAGAACATCTACTTCAGCAAGGAAGAATATATTGTGAAATATATGCAAGCAGCAGAAAGGAGAAGTAACTGGGCGGATATTAATAAGGGTGAAGTAATAGCACATTGCCACGATCTAATAGTTGAAGAGTTAGAAAAGGAGAAATCATGAAATACATACTAGGAGTTTATATGCTTCTAATAGCAAGCATGGCGTATGCATCATGCACCACTAACAGCGTCTTTGTTGGGGGTAAGCTGACGGTTTGCACCACCTGCTGCACATCTGGCAACTGCAATACAACCTGCGTATAAGGAGAAGTTATGAATATTGAGATGAACCAAGAACAGAACCTACAGCTTCAAAGAATCCTGATGAACTCCCCTTGGAGGGAAGTGTCCTGGATTATGGATGAGCTAGAAGAGAAGTTAGCAATGGATCTGGTTAGAGAAGACTCTATGTATGAGAAGGCTGTAGCTGACGCTGAACGTATAAGCAAGGCCCTAGTCAAGCCAGGCCGCCCAAGAAAGGTATCCAAATGAAGACTTTCCTAGAGTTAAGAGAGCTCAATGTTAGTGAGTTTATTGAGAAGAAGGGCAACCTAAGTTACCTCTCATGGACTCATGCTGTAGACGTACTGCTACAGAATGATCCTGATGCCATATGGGAGTTTCCTGAGCCCACCTTCTACAAGGGCGGATCTGTGATGGTTCATTGCTTGGTCCACGCTATGGGCAAGACTATGCGTATGCACCTGCCTGTTATGGATTACAAGAATAACTCTTTAATAGATCCATCATCACGCCAGATATCAGATGCAATGATGCGCTGCCTAGCTAAGTGCATAGCCTGTTTTGGAATTGGCCTATACATCTATTCTGGAGATGATTTACCGGATGTGAGCAAGGATGAGGACAACAAGGCTAAGGTTGTTCCCATTAAAAGTGTTGCAGTAATCAAAGAAAGTGTTGCAGTAATCAAAGAAAGTGTTGCAGAAATCAAACCTATGCCAATGAAGGGTGAGGGCAAGATGGCAATGACCATTACTCCTCTACCTAATGGCACCTTAGCAGACTGGATATCTCTAGCTTATGAAACATCCTTAGTCTCTTTGGAGATGGCTCAGACTCAGAGCGATTGCAAGACCTTGTACAGGTCTAACAAGAACATCTATGAGTACATCCAGCTGCATGATAAAGAATGCTATGACAAGTTAATCGCTGCAATGACAGAAACCAAGGAGAAATTACCAAATGAATAAGTATCCAAACACAGGAGCACTCTTCTACGCCCGTAACAAGGTCAACCCTAAGTCACCAGATCTGAGTGGGGATATGTCCTTCACCCGTGAGATGCTGAAGAAGGCATTGAATGAGACAGATGAGGATGACATTGTTATCAAGCTGTCTGGCTGGACTAAGCAAGGCACCAATGGTGACTACTTCTCCATGAAGGTTAATGACTACAAGCCAGCGCAGCAGCAGGCCCAGCAGAAGCCCCAAGCTAATGATGAAGATATCCCATTCTGATGGAAACCAGTAACTTTGAGGCTATAAAAGTTGCCATCAAACAAGATAGCAGTGGATATATTCTTACTCTGAGAATGCACCCTGATGAAGTACCTGAGCCAATACTAAGGGACTTTGTTGGGGCGCGGTATCAGGTTGTTGTTGTTAGGATAGCTGATGACAGCAGCCCCATGAACAGGGAGCAAGAGTTGGGCAGGGATACAGTTAGATCTGCTGCAATCTTATGCAGGGACTCAGCCTTCTGGCAGTTCTTGCTAGAGTCTGGGGTGATATTGGAGGCAAGGGAATTGGATGCAACTAACTGGCTGAAGCATGAGCTGGGTGTTGAGTCCAGGACTGAAATTGCCACCAATGCCATTGCTAAATCAAGGTTCTTATCTATCAAACAGGAGTTCCATTTATGGAAAGCGACAACAAGCTAGTCCCTTACTCAGTCAATCTGACTAGAGGGATATATGAAGCACTAAAGAAGTTGGCCCAGAAGAGACAGGCCTCAGCTATGGTGCGTGATGCACTGACCATGATTATAGAGGGGCATGGAGAGTATGCCAGTGGCTATAACAAGGGGCTGAGGGATGCATCAGAGGTAATCAATAATGACAAGATTGCCAATGCAGTATCCTTTGACGGTCAGAAGATAGCAGACATTCTGAATGATCAAATCTCCTGTTTGGTTAAGTGACCAAGGAGCAGAAGCTTAGGTATGACAAGACCGCCAGACTTGGGTGTGTCTTGTGTATCTACAAAGGTGTACTGGATACGCCAGCAGAATTGCACCACATCAGGAAGGGCGGGAAGAGGGATAACGCACCAGTAATCCCCTTATGTCCTGAGCACCACAGAGGGGCCACAGGGGTGCATGGCATGGGTAGCAGGGGCTTTACTAAGTATCATGGGATATCAGAGGATCTGTTGTTAGATTGCACTATTCATTTACTGGAGGGTACATGACTGAACTGTTGATGTGGTTAACTCTGACTATCTGGTTTGAAGGGCGCAATCAGGAGGAGGTTTGCATGACCAAGATTGCACAGGTGGCCTTAAATCGCATGGGTCCAGATGGGGATATAGCCAAGGTTATACTAGCCCCTGCCCAGTTTAGCTGGGTGCCTGAGAAGATGTTAGGTGGGGCAGTAAGGCCAGAGCACAGGCCTAATAAGGAAAGCGCAGCCTGGATTAAGTCTGAGAGGGCTGCCAAGACAGCGTTATATGGTGAAGGTAAGTTTGCTGGCACCCACTTCCATGCAACCTGGATTGAAAAGCCAAAGAGCTGGAGTAAGCTTAGATTGATAACAACCTGTGGTGAGCACCACTTTTACAGTTGAGGTATTTTATGGGTAAGGAAGATGATGGAGTAATAATACACAGAGGTATCACTGATAAAGATTTTGTATATATCAATGATGTATCTACTGATGTGTTAGGGACGTTTAGAAAGCTAGGCTGGATTCCGCCAAGTGAGCAGAAGAGAATCAAAGCAGAAGAAGATGCAGCACTAGATCAATTCCAAGAGGAGAAAGATAATGGATGAGCAAGCGCATGAGCTGATGAGACAGATGCAGGATGAAGATATGAGAAGACATGAGGAAGATAAAGTTAATGCGTTCCCATTAAAGTATGTATCTCAAGGCATGGAGCTTAGGGACTACTTTGCAGCTAGAGCTATGCAGTCTCTGGTCATTACTCACACTGAATCTGGGATACCGGATATTGCTAGCCTGGCATATATGATGGCTGACAAAATGATGGAAGAACGCGATGCTCATCAAGACGGGACAAGGTAACTTAGATGCAAACCCCTGAAGCAGTTAAGGCGCTAAGACTGGCGGCTGGCCTTACTCAAGTAGAGCTAGGTCTGTTAACCAAGATCTGCCCACTTACTATCCATGAAGCTGAGACTGGTGAGCGCATGATGGATGGCTATGATTGGGTACATATGCTCTTTGTATGTAATCAGAGAATAGATAAGTTCAAGGAGGAGTCATGAACAAAGAAGAATACAGAAAGGCTTTTGAAGCTTTTGATACTGCTAGGATTGCTGCTGATGTTGCCAGGAATGAGGCTAGGGCAACTACTAAGCGCATTTATAATGCATCTATTAATGATGCTTGGGCTGACTTTAGAGTTGTTGAGGATGCTTATAATGCTGCTAATACTAATTCTTATAATGCTTGGAGGGCTTATGGCAAACTCAAGGAGGATGCGTGAGTGATTATAGAGTAGAGGTAAGAGTAAGGAATGCAAATATCCTACGCTTAATGGAAGAGCGCGGAATCAAGACTGTCTCAGAGTTATGCCGCAATGCACAGACTTGTAATGCTACCTTTGGTGATGTGATTAATCTAAAGAGAGCCCCAGTCACTAGGAAAGGGGACTGGCATCCAGTGGTGCTAAAAGTTTGTGAGTATCTGTTTGTAATGCCCTCAGACTTGTTCTCACAGGAACAGATGACACCACTTAAAACCAATAAAGGTACTGTTGATCTAGGGTTTGAAGATATATCCCGTATGCTAGATGATCCAACACAAGATCCATCTTTGAGGCTGGAGCGCCAAGATATAACGGGTGCAGTTGGAACCATATTAGAAGAGCTGACAGAGAGAGAACGGAAAATTATAAACCTTCGGTTTGGCATTGATGGAAAAGAACACAGCCTACTGGAGGTGGCTAATATATTTGGAGTGACCCGCGAAAGGGTTAGGCAGGTTGAAGCAAAGGCGTTAAGGAAGCTGCGTCACCCAACAAGATCACAGCCTCTACTTCTAGCTACTGACCCAGAAGAATATGAGAAGAGAGAAGAGAGGAGAGTGGATCGTGAAATGCTTGCTATGTGATAAGGATTATATAAACCTTGGGGTTCATTTGCGCCACAAGCACCATGTTGACCCAGCTGATTACAAAGAACAGTTTGGCATGATGAAGACTACCCCATTGGTTGATGAATCGTTATCGCATCGCATAAGCAAATCTGCAAAGCAGAGGCTTCTTGATCCTGATTGGTTAGCAGAAACAACGGCAAGATGTAAAGAGAATGCAGCCCACAGAATTGGCATATCACCAGCCGAATATTCTCAGGCTGGAAGAGATAAGGTTGCTGATAGAAACAGAAAAAATCATGCTGATAGGCTGAATAGATTAGCACCGATTGTTGAAAAAATACTTAAAGAAAAGAAAACGCTGGCTGATGTAAAGCGTGAGTTAGGGATGGGGGGGAGTGCTATTTGGAAAATCATAAAAATGGGCAAGGCTGTTTACAGCAAAGAAGTTGCGGCACTTGTTGCAACTGAGCGCAGAGTATTGTCAAGGGCAAAAAATAAGGAGAAAAACACATGAGTACATTTGAAGAAGAGCAAGAGCAGGTAGTGTACGAGAATAAGCTGCGGTCAGAAATTGAGGTAAAGCAAATGCTGCGTGATGCAATTGACAAGGACCCTGAGGGTACAGTCTGGCACGTTAACACTAAACATCTAATGACGTTTGCACAAATGGTTGCTGATAAGACCAAGCGGGAAATGGCTAGCCAAGCATGGGAGGCGCATCTCTATGAGCAAGGCGAAGTAAAGAGCAAAGAAGATCAAAAGAAAGCAGATGAAGCTGCTTGGGCTGATGCTAGGATTGCTTGTGCTGCCATTAGGGATGCCGCACTGGATGCTGCTGGGGAGGATAGCCGTTCTATAGCTACTATTTATTTTAATTATGCTGCTTCTTGTGTAGCTGTTGATGATCATTGGGATGCTGTTAAGGCTAAGAGAGGGGTGGGGTGTATGAAAACTAGAGAAGAATTAGTACAGGCGGCGGAGGATGCTAGGGCTGTAAAAATTAATGATCTTAGAGCGCATGATGCCGCTAAAGATGCGTACCTTGTTAGATATGAGGCTTATGCTAATTGTTATAAAGATAAGGAGAACACATGATTGAAAATTACAGAATCATGCTTGAAGATGCCATTCGATCTTTGGCTGCGATTGATGAGGCACTGGGAATCGGTGATGACGGATGCAGCGATACCGAAAACACGTTATATGCAATAGCAGAATTGAAAGCGGCAGCAGAACGGGGTGAGGCGTTAGCTCTTTCGGTTATGTCTGACAATGTTGGGAAAGGATAAGAACACATGAGTACAAGAGAAGAACTGGTGAAGGCGGTGGAGGATGCGGAGGAAATGTATTTGGCTGCTGAATTAGCTTGGTGTATTGCTTGGAATGTTAAGGAGGTTGCTTTATTGGCTTTGAGCAACGATGGAGCTGATGATGGTGGGATTAAATGCAAAACTCATCCAGATGCGCCGCATGGATTCGCACGGAATGCATCGCACAATGCTGGTAGATATGTCTGTGAGTGTGAACATTGGAAAGAAAATGAAAGCGAACCGTATAAGGACAGCGAATCGGCAAAAGCTCTGTACGAGACATGGAACAACCAGCCGGGTTACGTCCAGTGGCAGGACGGAGGTAACTCACATATGCAGGATAAAGCCAGAGAGATGACATCTAAGGTTGCATTGGCTGTTGCTACTGAGTTCGGTATTGATATTGAGAAGGGGGAATGGGTAGGGCTGACGGATGAGGAGGTTTTTGCAATAGCCAAAGAGCTTGGTTTGAAGTGTAGTCTTGGTGGTAATCCAAACATTGACATCGACTATGCCAGAGCCATTGAACAGCTATTAAAGCGGAAAAACACATGAGTACGCGAGAAGAGCTGGTGAAGGCGATGGATGATGCTAAGAGCGCTTATGATGCTACTGTTGCTGCCGGCGAATCTTGGTGTGATGCCAAGATATTTAGTGCGGCTTACGGTGTTTGGCGCTCAGCTAGTGTCGCTTTGCAGGATTACGACAAGGAGAACACATGAAACTGTTGCGAATAGTTGAGATGCTGGAAAAGCTGAACGTGTCAAAATCAGGGTTTCATACTCTTGTGAAGACAGTAGACCTCCCCAAACCAATTTATATAGCAGACCTTAACGGCGCACCGAGATGGGTCGACACCGAAATAGATGCTTGGATACAAACAAAAATGGCAGAGCGCGATGCCTGACATTCGCTGAATAAAGGAGAAGAACACATGACAATAATGACTAAGGAAGAAGTTGGTGCTTGGTGCAAAGAGATAGCGGATAAAATAAATGCAGACCCAGTACTTCTAGAGATATTTGAAAGGGCGTACTCTAATCCAGCCAATGAATTGCCAGAACAAAAGGAGAAGGTGGAGTGACAACTAAGTTCTGTATGCAATGTGGCAAGTCTAAGTTTGTAACAGAGGAGGGCTTACTAGGGTGGAAAGCTATCTATAATAAACTTGGCAAGATAACTAGGCGGATCTGCCCTGAGTGTACTGCTGGCAGGAAGAAGTTTGATGCAACAGGAATGTATAGAGGTCCAAATGATTAAGAATAAATACAGGCATAGATTCTCACACCATGAGTGGCTACTTTTAATGCTAGCCATTACCCCACTACTTGCTGTATTTGGAACAGTAATAATGATTGTTGCCTGGATGTTCATGTGAATAAGTCAGGCGGTTGTCTACCCAGGATCAAACGGGTTTCCCAGCCGCGACCCAGCAAGATATTTTCAGCATGTCTGCCTAGCCCAACTTAATCGTTACTTATACCTATCTATATCTCAAAACAGGTATAAATCAGTATACTTATGAGGAAGTGCTACTCATCTAATTGCGGATTGTTCTTTGACCCAGGACTGGAGACTTGATAGGGTTTCTGAGTTGACGTTACAGGCTTGGTAGTTTTCAATAACGGTTTGGGCAACGGCTTCAACGCTAATGGTTTCCGCATCAGCAATTCTGGAGGGGCTGGGAAGTTCATTGTTGACGGCGCTATCGTGGAGCAACCTGAAACCGCCAGACAAAGTACAAGTATCCTGAACATAAACTTTCACCTCTTTAATTATTTCTCTGCTCTTTCCCTGCACAATTTGTACTCTGTCCACATACTGTGTGACCGTTTGATCTGAAACCACAGCCTGTTTGATCCCTGTCTCAATAGAGTGGGCTTGCGCCTCGATTTGAGCCTCATAGCAAGAACTTACCCCTATTTTGTTACCCAAGTATAGGCCGAAAGAAAATAACGCAGCACAGAGCGTTGTACAGATAGCAATTTTAGTACTTAGAGATAGTGCCTGTAATCCAGCCCATATCATGGTTTGAATGTTCGCTTCGAAGACAAGGGTTTGCGCGTGGAAAGGTGACACCAGTTTGGAGTTGATGCTGGCTCTTCTCTGTATAGATCATATTTAATGAGCGCGTCAGGATATTTGTCCAGCCACTTATCTAGGCACTGGTCACGATCCGCAATATCTACAGCCTGGGCAGTCTTATGTGCTGATTTTGATGAGCCAGTCAAAGAGGTAGGAAGTCTGAACCCGCCATCACCACCCTTAGAGCCTGAGACCTGACTGCCAGTAGCTGGATTGTTAGGGATTATTAGGCCTGTATCAGTAGTGTACGCAGCCAATAGATTATTAACTCTATATAGCAGAGTCAAGGCGTTCAGATTATATTCTGTAGGATGAGGTCTATCAATGAAGTAGTCCTGTAGGGTAATCATTTTATTGGCTCTGTAGTCTTAAATCTGAGAATCATATTACCCGCACTGCTTATAAAGATTAGGACAGCATATGCTAGTGGGGGGATGAACATAGAGAAGGTCTGCGCCGCAAGTTCAAGTAGACCAAGAGCTAGGATCAAAGCACCATTCCACCATAGTGTCTTTGAGTGGCGCTTCTGTTTCATTATTTGTCTGCCTTGTGATCTAGCTTCTCAAAGACTCTTGCCAGCATAGCTTCTATCCTATCAAACCTACATTCCATATCATCCTTCCTGACATAGTTGGTAGGCAATGATATTTCTATACTTTTCACATCATCCTTCAGCCTATTAACTGCTTCCCATAACTGTCTGGCAAACCAGCCTATAACAGTTAAGACTGACGCAGCACCAAAATTAATTAGAGTTTGCATGTCCATTATTAAAAACATCCCATGTCATTGTCCTAAAGATTTGTGCTTGGTGAGTATACCAACTTTCTCATCACTGTACTTATTAGTAAACACCTTTGCCAGAAAAGATAAGCCAGCTTTCTCCACAGGCTTCCTTGGCTTAGTCAGATAACACAGCTCACTTTTTGGCTCTGATCTCATCTTTCTCCGCCTGCCTGACGCGGTTGTTGAAGGTAGTCATTATCTTGGTAATCTTTTCTTCTGTCTTCTTAATCTCTTCTCTTGGCTTCTTAGCTGCAACTTGAGTTCTTTTAAATGTCCTGAGCTCACTAACATCCCTTTCAGCAGCACTTGCTAGATCAATAAGCTTGTACTCTGGATGCTCTTTAATATACTTAGCCACCTCAAGTCTCTTCTCTTCTGGGGTGAACTTAGTCTCTTTCATCCGGCCCATAACCTCACCCTCAATTTCCTTGGTGGCTTTAATGTTGGTATAGAAAGAGTTTGCTTGGCTAGACTGCGCTCCTGTATCACCATAGAAGCGCCCAACTAGAGGGATTCTGTGAACAGGTATTTCTTCCCCAGTAACAGCTGACTTACCTGTAGTAAATAACTTTCCTATTTCCCTACCAATACCGCCTGTTACCTGCCCCGCCAAGTAGTCTATCTGATCACCAGTAGGGCTTAGCTTTCCAGGCGTATAGTCTGTTCCAAAGGTCAGCATATTAATGGCCTCTGCAATAGCTATACCCGCACCACTAGCCACATCCTTATTACGCTTGAACCCAGGAGTAGGGGCCATCTTGTTGTACTCTTCTCTGGCTATGGTTTGACCAGTCCAGTCTTTGTTTGAGTCCAATGCGGCAAGCGGATCAATCGCTGTAGGAGCAACGGTTTGCAGAGAGAAGCCAGCACTACCTAATGGGTTAAAAGTATCTGCCAACATAGAAAATATTTTAGTGGTGTACTTACCTGGGCTCTTAAATCCACCAAGGGCATACTCAGTTGTTATCCTACCCATGTTAGGAATTGCATTGAACCCAAGCGGCATTGGCAGCATTACATATTTGTTGTTACCAATAGGGAGGATAAGATTCTTCTCACGCACAAACTCTTTAGGATCTTCATCATCAAACCCAGCCATTGCTAACAGGATAGCCTGCACTGATCCCAGTATTAGACCACCTGCAATAGCCTTCTTCCCAATCTTGCTTATTTTAAAGGTCTTTATATCACCCTTGTCCATAGTGGTAAGCGTCTCTGCAATCCGCGCAGTACCCTGCATAGACGCATTAAAGAACGCAAAGAGTGCAGAAGCCCGGGTGGTTACATCACCCTTGCGGTTAAAGTTAACTGAGATATTCTTAGCTGCGGATGCAGCCTGCTCTTTGCTCAATCCATTATCCAGACCTACTTGATACACAGATAACCTAATAGCTCCTTCCATTGCTAGGTTATAGTCACTGAGCCAATCAAATATTATCTTGAGGTTCTTCTGGGCTATAGCGGTAGGAACATTAAGCCTTCCGTTAATAGTAACTATCTTTCCTGTCTTGCTCTGCTGCCACCCTTGCGGGTTAAGCATACCCTCTATAGCTTTAGATCTGTCATCACTATTCTTGTACAAGTCCCTATAGCCTGTCATGCCACCTGTTAGCTGCATCTCTTTGAATCTCTTGCTCATGGGATCTGTGGCATCCTTACCAAGCCTATCTGCGCGTACAGACCTATAGATACCCCTTAATGCAGGCACTGCATAAGCAAAAACTTCCTTCTGTTTCCCAGCCAATGCGGTAGAAGACAGATTGATCAGTGAGCCCTGAACATCCCTAATCAAATTGATAATTCCAAAGATAGGGTTGTACTGGGTATTGATTGAGGCAAAGTATCTAGTTACCGCTGCAAAGGTAGCCATGATTCCTTCAAGCTGAACTCCATCTAAATTCTTTAGGGTTCTGGCAAGACGCATTGCATTGGGATTCTTTTCATTGAATATGATGGCATGCTCATTAATCTGACCATCAGCATCTTCAATCTTGGTTACAACTACATTGTCTGCTTGCTTGTAGTTTGTGTTTGCAACCTCAGCAACATGTTCTGGGATGGCTTCTTTGTGTAGGGTATAGGCATCATCACCCTGATGAGCAATAAACCTCAGAGCCTCAGTCCTGTTGGTTCCAAATGTTTGGACCACGCTTCCATGATACAAAACAGAATAGAAGGTGGCAGCCTTAATCAACTCCCTCTTCATGGGGGTCTTATCAAAGGTCCAGAACTCTGGATTGGGATTCATAACAACCAGTCCAGCTAGTGCTTTGGCAGTGTCATTCTTGCCAGCCCTAGTAATTACACGCTCTCTTTGTAAGGCAATGTTGCCCAAGATATTAACTACCTTAGTCTTGGAGCCGGTGCGGCTCTTAACTTCTTTGCCTTTAATAGAGAAACCTTGGCCTACACCCATGCCGCCATCGTTATCCTCACGCATTAGTGGGATGTAATGCTTGAACATATTCCGCCAGCTATCCACCTGCTTAGCAGAGACTAGCTTCTCATCTACATATAACTGTCTAGTCTTCTCAAGGATTGCATCAACCTTAGCAGCCAAAGGTTCTAAGTTAGCCTTCTCTGACTTGCCCAGTCCAGCCAAATACTTCTTGGCATCAGCAGTAGACATACCACTACCACCATCTTGTAGCGCCTTATCATCTGGGTTTATTGTAGCTATGCGGATATTGGCTTCTTCTGCATGCCGTGCATGTAAGTAAGTTTCCAGCTGATCTGTGGTTACGTTACGGGCTTTCATATCCCGCATCAGTGGACCAAGTTCCTTATTAACAAACTCATCTGTCTTTGTACCAGTTGCTCCATGATAGAGCGTCTCTTTTTGGTAGACATTTATTCTGTCTGGGATGGTAGCTCCAGACTCTAAAATCTCTTCCTGTACACGCTTCAGATCAATGAACTTGTTCTGGTATTTGAAGATTATGTTATCCAGCTGAGTGGGTTCTGGTGAGTTCCAAGACGCACTAGACTTTGCGGGATCACCCTCAGCAAGAGAGAAATTGATCTCTGACTGAGTAAGGGTATTCTTAGAAACAAACTCCCCACTTGATTTAAGTATTGCTGAGAGCGCCTTTAATATAGGAGCATCTGATCTAAGGCCAAGAAGACCTTTAATCCTTTGAACAAGCTCCTTCAGCCATTGCCAAGCTTTCTTTACCCAGCCTTTTGCTTCATTTCTAGCTGCAAGTATTCTTGTACCATTTACCGCCCAATATTCTGATGGCCCAAACAGCTGGTAATGAGTATCTATATCTAGCGTCCCATCTTTAAACGCCTGCATTGTTCTTTCTTTTGCTTTAGTATCACCAGCAATAGCAAGTAACATATCATCTAGCGCAGCCTGCACTTCTGGAGTTGCATTCTTATATGCCTTTGTCCAAGCTGCGGCCCATTCTTTTTTAATTCCTTCCTGCACATCTTCTGGCATCATTCTTTCAGTGTGATGCAGGATTTCATGTACCGCTGTTCCCTCATTCATATTAGAAGCAAACAGAGTCATCAAACGCCCATCAGCACTATACTGACCAGCCGCGCCCTTACCTTCCTTTGTTGTAATCCTTATGGCTAGATCATGAGCCAAGTTAGGATTCTGATCTAATAACCACTCTACAAATCTAGCTTCCCCCTCTGATATGGTTCCATTGTGCACACCTGTGCGGAGCTTAGCTCTTATCCAGTTTGGACCACGCACCTTACCTTTGTATTTGCCCCTTTCTTTTGCTTGTTCTAGAAGACTAATAACATCTGATATCTGACCCTCAAATTGAGCATCATTAATCTTATTTGCTTCCTTTAGCTTTCTTGCTTTCTTTAGCTTGTAAAGTGCATTCACCTTAACTGTGGGGCTAACTGCCAAAGATTCAGCCTCAGCTCTTGTTATATTGCTTAGAGAAAATAGCGGCTTCTCCTTGGGGGTATGCAGCACATCATAGACTTGGTTAAGAGGCATAGGTGTTTGCTTCTCACCAAACATATCCTCTTTAATGTCAGTCTGAGCTGCAGCAGTATTAGCTAGCTCTGTTAGCGCAGCACCCATCTTCTTTGGTGCGCGGATATTGTCAGCAAACATCTGAACAATACGCCCAGCGTTTTCACTATCCCCAATGTCCCTTTGCCTAGCATACTCATCTAAAGAGACGCCACTTCTCTTGGCATTAACCACCATCTCTGCCGCCTTGATTACATCAGGGCGTATATCATATTCACCAGCATTGTCCAGCTGAGCCATAGCAGGGGCAGCTATAGCCAGCGCCCTCATAACTTGCTGGGCTTCTGGATCTGCTGTTTCTGTATGCATATTGATCAGCGCATCACTGTCATATGCCTTAGCAAACATTGCATTATTCAAGCGTTCTACAGCCTGCTTACTAGGGATGCCAGCACTCTCTATTAGATTGCCATGTTCTGTCTGGGGCATAGCCATAATGAAGCCATTCAATGACTCCCTTGTGGGGGTTCCATCAGCCTTGAAGTCCACGCCCTGCATATCAAAGCGGCCCATATCAATCTTGGCCTGCTCTGGTGCCGACATCTCCAGCGCCTGTTTCTTATTGCCCACATCAGCTATATCTGTAGTTAGAGACTTCTTAGGCATTACTCTAACTAAGACAGGATTATCCATTGTGTATATAGCAACAGGATCTATCCCATGATCATCATCTCTGAGTAACTTTGCCTTGTAATCTGTAGCTGTATCATTTATGTAAGCCTGTTGTAATCCTGCAACACGCCCATTGCCCACTACAGGGCGTATACCTTCCACATCATTATTAGCAAAGTTAGCAATAGGGCTACCTGATGCATCATGTGATGGGGTTAGATCTGCAGCTTCTACAACTGCATACTGGATTGGTATTTCCTTTCCCTCACCAGCAGATACATTGCTTACCTTACCCATTCTATTTTCTGGGATTGGCGTATCAGTGATAACTACTGGAGCTCCACTGGATAATGTTCTGGATACGCTGACTTGGTTATAGTCAGGCTTTGCTGCTATTGCTTGCATCTGTGCAATAGAAGCAGGACCACTTCTATCTCTATTCTGTATGTCCTTCAGAGACAGTCCTTGGTCTTCTACTGAGCCAGTGTAGTAATCTCCTGGGGCTGCTTCTGCCGCCTTCTTTGGCTCAACTGGTGCAGCTGGGGGTGTGGGTGGAGGAGTTACTGGAGCAGCTGGAGCAGCTGGAGGAGCTGGGGGTGGAGGAGTTACTGGAGCAGCTGGAGGAGCTGCTAGCTCACTTATAGACCCTACTGCTGCACCCGCACCACCGCCACCAATAGCACCAAGCGCTGCTGTTGTTCCAACATTTTCCAGTAAGCCCTGCTCTGGCTTAACCTTCTGCATAAAGAAATTCTTTGTGGCTTCTCCACCGCCTTCCTCCACCATCTCTTGCCCTGACTCACCAACAGTAGTTTTGGCTACAGAGATTGCCTTGTCTTTAATCCCCTTACCTGTTCCAACCTTGCCAGCAAAGGACTCTTCTAGCCTTCTAGTAATAGGAAGTGCCTGGGTAAGTAGTGAGATAAATGCAGAAGTTGCGCCAGCAGCCTGAGCATATCCAATGGTAGCGCCCTCTGCTTGAGCCCTAGACATCCCATTTGCAACAAGGTGATCAGCCATATCTTTGTATGTCTGTATTCCAACCTCAGTGCCCTGCTGAACAGCTGATGTACCAACTGCAGCTATTGTCCCCGCTCTAACTGCCGCTTTAGTTGCGGCTTCTTTACCTGTACCAGTAGCAACAGATCTCATCATTGATAGCCCACTAGCTGTCCTAGCTGCAGCTAATGCTGGAAGCATCTGTGGTAACGTCTCAGCAAATAGATTGGTGATAAGACTGGGATTTGATGCTGTGGTGGTTAATGCTGATCCAAACTCAGCTGCAAGACCTTTAATATCCTGCAACATACCAGGCTCTTCTTCTGCCATAGCAGATGCTCTTGCCTGCTTAGCCTCTGCAGTGCGGCTTGCCTTAGCAGCTTTAAGCTCAGGAGATTCTAAGCTAGCGCCATAGGCACCTAGCTCTTTAGCTTTCTCTGTTAGGGGACCAACTGGGAATGGTGCATTCTGCTCACCAGTAGCAAGCGTATAAAGATTACCTGGAAGCTGCCCAAGATTAGCAGCAGCTGTTACTAAGCCAGCCCCCACATCCTTTAACTTAACAGATGTATCTGGAGGTGCAGATTGATACTTGGTATAACGGGCAAGTAAATCTGCCTTGGTTATATCCTCAGGAACGCCAGTAACAACCGTCCCATCTGGCATCCTTACATCCATTGCAGCTCCTATTTATTAAGACTGTTAAAGTCTACTATTGCAGGCTGACCTGGAGCTTGTGGGTTTCTCGCTTCACTGGCAATACGTTTAGCAGCCTCAAGTTGTTTTTTAATATCCCCTTCAGTTTTCATATTGTAAGGATCTCCCTTCTGAATTGCTAGAACGTCTTTTTCATCAATGGCTTTTCCTTTGGCGGTATTAAAGTCAGCTAAATATTGAGCCATTTCCTCTGGGGTTCCATTAGCCCTGATCTTTTCTAAACGCGCTATTGTCCTCTCAGATTCTGTACTATTCTCTGACTTAGCCTTAATGTTAGCAATAGCCAAATCATAAGCACCCTTCTGATTGGTATTATATAGCTCCAGAAATCCTTTGAAGTATCCTTGGTTCTCTACATTCTTTGCCGCTATCTGAGCGTTCTTTGCATCTTCAATTCTTTGTTGGTTAGCTGATATAGCAGCTAAAGCATTACTTGATTTATTTTGAGCAAATTGCTGCTGCGCTGCACTCAATGCGCGTGATGCGCTCTTCAACTCAGACTCTTGCTTCTTAATCTCACCATGAGCCCCAGCAACTTGTAGGAATGCTTGCTGTGCTGCCTCACTAGCAGTACTAAATAGCTGACCTTCTCTTGCGCCCAGTAGCTTAGCGCCAAATAGGAACATTCCTTGGCCTATAGCTTTATCTTTTTCAGCAGCCAGATCTTTCCTATCCTGTGCAAGACCCGCCTGTTGCTCAGAGAAGAAGTTTGGGTTAACACCAGCAAGCCTATCCATATTACTCTGGGCTGCCATAATCCCTTCTGGGGTTTGCTGTGCAGGGATATTCAATGGCTGTTGTGGCATTGGACCACCTGGAAGATTTGATCCATAGGTTCCGCCCCCGGCAAACGCAACTATTCCACCACCTGCCATCTCTGGAATGTTTGACTCTAGGCCTGCCAGACCCGCATGATATCCACCATGATTCATGTGCATTAGCCCACCTTCAGCAGCCAGTGCTGTTGGCTCTGCTGTGGGCTTCATTCCCTGCATGGGAGCTTGGGGTGGCATTGCTTGAGCCATCTGTGGTGCTGACAGATAAGGATTAATCTTATGGGCTACATCCTGAGTAGGTGGCTTTAATGCGGTAGCTGTAATCCTATCTATCATAGCCCCAGCCATAGTTGCATCTTCCAGACTCATCTCCTGGTTCTGCACCATAGCTGCCATCTGTGGCTTACTATATTGGGTGGCGTATTCCCTTACCTTGTCCATCTCACCATTAAGAGTTTTCAAACTCATTATCGCCCTCTGCTCAAGTTATATAAGCTCAGTCCTGTTAGGCCACCATTGGCCCAGAATCCTGCCTTTGATCCACTTAATGCCATTGCCCCAACACCTGCCAACTGTCCAGCCATTGAGGGTGGTGGTGCGTATATTGCCTGTGTAGTCTGTGTAGGCGCAGATTTAATCATTTCATTCATCCACGCAGCTTGCTGGTATGGATACTGCTGCTGCTGCAAGAAATTATTATAGTCTGTAGATAACTGCTGCTGTTGTAATGCTTGTCTTTCTGCACCTGCTGCAGCTTGTCCTGTAATAACATCCTTCTGCTGTCCAAACTCTGCCTGTCCTAGCGCACCTAATTGGTTAGCAGCTGAGAGTGCCTGTGTATTTGCTTGCTGTGTTAGTCCGGCACCATACTGTCTTGACTGTTCATTAGCCTGCTGGGCTGCCAGCGCTGCTTGTTGGTTAGCTTGTTGAGCAGCTAAGCTCTGACCTGCGCCCAACTGCTGAACGCCTAGCATAGCCTGAAGATTCTGTTGGCCTGTAGCAAGACCTGTAGCTTGATTGGCCTGTTGTGCAGCCAAACTCTGTGCAGATCCAAGCTGCTGAGTTGCAAGATTTGCTGCAAGATTCTGCTGACCAACTTGTAATCCAACATTCTGATTTGCCTGAGATGCACCTAATCTTCTAGCTTGATCTGCATTGTACTGGGCCATTGCCTGCTCATATGCAGTTTGATTACCCGCTGCTTGAATCTGTTGTAGGTTAAATGCGTTATTGCGGTTCTGCTCTGCCTGCATAATTGCCTGCCTACCACCACCATAAGCACCGCGCTGTGTAGCCTCACCCATAATTGCAGCTTGGGCTATATCTGATTGTCTCTGAGCTTGTAACTTCTGATTATCAATTACCTGCTGCTGATAGGGAGACATGTAACTAGCAGCAACATTAGGATCTGTAAATTGCCCAGTAGATATATTGGCAGGACCAGCCATCTGATAATTCTGTAATGCTTGCGCTCCCACATTAGCAGGACCAGTCATCTGGTAGTTTTGCAGGTTTGGAGCATAAGCCTGCTGGGCCGCATAGTTCATTGGACCATACTGGGTATTCAGCGCATTAAGTGCCGCCATCCCAGTCAGCTGCTGAGCCTGCTCCAGCCCTTGAGATGTTCTAAGATTAGCCGCGCCCTGCTGTGCTTGTAGTTGAAGCTGGTCTGGACCTGCTACCTGCTGACCTAGGTATTGCTGATATGGTAGGCTGGCTAGCGTTGCGGCTCTATCTAGTACCTCATTCTGTAGTGGCTGTGCCTGTGGCGCATAAGAGGTGCTCTGTATGGTGCTTGTTGTTGCGCTCATGACTTACTCCATTATTTAGGTAGGTACTTGTCTGCTCTACTATTAACCGCTACCTTATTCTTGCCAATTGACTTCTTACGCGCTTTTTGGATTCTATCCATCATGGCATAAAGCCTTCTAGCTCCAGCATCAGTAGAGCCATTACCTATTTCTGATACTATTCTGGCAGGTATAACAAACTCACCATCTGCCAATCTAGCAGGCTGCCTATTACCTATCCGTGCTGGAATAGAGTCTGATACTCCATCTCCTGGACCCCTTAGAAGTCTTCCGCCATCAGAGTAACCGCCAAGATTATACTGACCATTAATAGAGGACAATCCGCCATGTGCAAATTGAGGTGATCCTGCGCTATATGGCGATCCTGGAGGAGCTGCCTGAGCAACAAAGGAGCCAATGCCCTGCGCCTGCGCTTGATCTTGTAATTGCTTCTGCATTATCGCAGTATTCAATGCAGCAGAAACTGCGTCCCGCCTAGGGACTGATGACATATTAGGATTAGCTGCAACAGGAGACGTAGCCTGAACAGATGCAGGTGCAGCAAAGTTAAATCCAGATGGTGCCGCTAGCCTGTTAGCTACTTGTGTATTGATTGCTGAATTAAGGGCAGATAACCCAGCTGGCTGAGCTGCCTGTGGCTGAGCCCCCCGAATTGAAGCCGTACCAGAAGCATCATAATTTATTTTAGGTACAAATGCTTTTGTAAGATTGTCTGTGTATTCTGCACTAGTAGCTGGATTTCCAACTTGAATACTTTGTGCTAGAGCAGCTGGGCTAAGGACAGTACCTTTGTATTGAGCAATCTCTGCTGAAGTTGGCGGCCTATTCAGTATAGACTTAAATGTAGATGCTATAGCAAGTGGCGTAAGAGCTGAGGGTACTGTACTTAAACCTGTAGAAACTGGCTCATTACCAAAGCGCCCAGTTGAGGGATTATAAGAACTATATTTGGGTACATAACTCATAAGTTACTCCTTAGTTAGAGTGCATGGCATTGCCATACATTCCACTTAGATTATGCAACATTCTTCCAGCTTGCCCACCTGCAGCAAACCTCTCTTCGCCTGTATATGGGTCCATATTGCCATCTCCTGGCAGGCTAAGAACATTTTGTACTATGGGATTTGCAATCTGACCTGATGAATATGATGGAGTGTTTTGATTAGCCATTGGGTAGCCTGTATTCTGCCCAACATAGTTCTGCAGAGACATAGCCTCCACTGGTCCATTAGCTTCTCCGCCATTAGCAAGGCCCATTAATCCACCTTCTTTTGCAGTAAAGTAATTACGCTCTGAAGTATCTGCAGGAGCCCTATATGAAATATTTGTCCCAGCTCTGTGTGCGCTCCAATTAGGATCAAAGCTATTGGTATTAGGAGCAATAATCTGATCCTGCCAAGTTGTTGCCTGTGGATTATTTCCAGCCTGTGACTCGTTCATTAGAAGTGATGCACCCGTAGCTAATACAGGAATTTTATAATCTTTCCAGAATGCTTCTCTTGCTGCAGTTCCAGACTCCCCCGTTCCAATAAGATTTCCTAATCCTGAAGTGGCTCTATCAATTCCTGATGACATTGTACTTGGAGCTGACTTAACCACATCAGTTATTGCCTCTCCAGTGGAGGTCACAATATCTTTATATGAAGTTGGTTTATATGCTGCAGCAGGCCGAGGGCCTTCTACTACTGGTGTCATCTGTCCTGGACCAGCACGACCCGAACTAATTGGCTTTCCAGGCCCCATTGCATTAGCTTCTGCTGACGCTGCCTTTGATGCAACACTTGCCTTATCAGGTAATCCAGATAATCCCATCACTCCTTTTGCAAGTCCTGCTCCACTCCATGCCCCTAGACCAGCCACCAATCCATCTTTTACGCTGCCTGTAGCTACTCCAGTAACCCCACCCACTATGGCAGCAGACATCATTGGGTTGATTGCTCCACCAGAAAGTACAGTAAGAGCAGCACCTGCTAGAGTCTGAGTTATTGGGCTTCTCAAAATATTCTTTAACCATCCTGCCTCTACTAGGCCAGTTTGTGGGTTTATAGTTAAAGACCCTCCATTTGCAACAGCTAGCCCCTGTAGACCATTTATCTCACCTCTTGTCATATGAACAAGCTCAGTGTCAGGCCCCCTTCCTTCTGATGCCAAATGCCTAGCTAGCACATGTAGACTCATTTCATACTCCCAATTGGTATTTTCATAATAATATCATGCTGGTATAGAAGATACAAAGCTCATTGAAGCCTTTACTGATGGGGTTACAGGCCTTATTGGAGCAGCCCCTATAGCAGTATGATTAATATATACATTTATATCTGATGTTCGCCACATTATCTCTATATAATCAGCGCCCTGTAGCTCAATAAATGAGCTATATACTGCAACCACACTTGTATCTATTGGCTCATTAACTGAGTAAATTTTATTGCTATTAGCAACATTTACTCCATTCCGCATTAGCCATATCTCTACTGTCTGAGATCCAGCCCCATTATTTAGAAGTTCAGCACTAGCCTGTAAGTTATAAATCCCAGGGAATTCTGGAGACAGCTTTGATGGCAAATCCCCAACCATAGCCACAGTTGCTACTAGCTGAGAAGCGCTTACTGTATAAGTACCAACTCCACCAGATCCAGAGACAAACGCTATAACTCTTGTACCAACAGTTACTCCAACTCCAGTTAGCTGCATGCCTAGATATATAACACTACCAGTAGCAATAGTAGCCACTGTCAGAACTGTTCCGGCTAAGACCCCGCCATTATTAATAGAGGCGGTAAATGTGGCAGTCTTTGATGATACGGTTATAGAATTAGAGTACTCAGTAGCATTAAATCTCATGGCATAGGCTACTGTAGTAGAGCCTGCTACCTGATCTGTAGTATCTAGAAATGAGCCATAGGGGAATCCTAAGAAACGCCCACCAACATTAGTTAAAATAGATGCTAAATTATTATCTACTTGGTTGAAGTAGAGACGCAAAATATTATTAAGCTGATCCTGATACTGTCTACTGTAATCAACAACGCCCACAGGAAGCACTGCTGATTTAGAGGGGACAAGTTTATTTAATAAAGCCACTTAACGCCTGCCATCAGGTCTAACATCAATCCTAGGAGTCCCTAGCTGCCACTGTGTTCCTAATGTATCTGAGCTGACCTTGAACGCCATCTGCCGCCCACGCAGTCTTGTATAAACAATCTGTGTAAACTCTTGGACAGTGTAGTTTCTTTGATTAGCATAAGACTGAGCTGATTCAACTACTGGCAGATCTGATGTGCCATAGGGAGCGCCAGGATTCTGTCTTGGGCGTACAGTAAATACAGCCTCTGGTTTATCAGGATTAGGTGTAGTAGATCCATCAAATGTCAGATCAGGAATAATTCTCCACACAAATCCAAAGTTATGACCATCACCAATATCAAAGTCTGATGACTGAATATAAGATTCTATGGGAACCGGTATTCCATCTATGCCTTCATCATTTGTACCGTCTTCATGGTATACCATTGCACTTTCATAGGTAGCTGCCATAGGGAATCTTCTTAGAGAGCTATCTAGCCAAGCAGATCTTTCTAGATTTCCGTAGTACCAGACCTTATCTAAGTAGTTGTAGATTACATATCTATCTACTACAGTAGAGTTGGCTGAACAGTAATACCACCATACCTCACTATATCCCTCATTAGTGCCAGAGAAGAATTGAAAGCTCTGCTCCATATTGATATTGCCATAGACGTACTGTCTCAGGGTACAAGGCAAAGTCTCTACCCGCCCCGTATAGCAATAAAACTTTTCCTGGCCCATCCAGTAAACAATATTATTAGCTGTAGATATTGCGTTAGGACCAATAATAGATATGTTATCTGACAGAATATTAAAGCCCCATATATATGGCGGTCCAATATACTGCATAGAATAAGCAGCTGAATCTGTCAGGATAAATATTTCTTGCCGCGTCTGAATAGCGGTAACAATAGTAGAGCCATTACTTAATAAGTAACTACCTGCCTGATTGGTAATTGCAGGAGCCCAAGTCTTATAATCTTCTTGGTCTGACCATCTAATTAACATTCTGCTTTGTACATTTGTGGCGTAATCATTACAGCCAAAGGCTATTACAAATCTAGATGCATCAGATATTAATATTTGAATTGCTATTGAAGGGCAGCTAGCATCTGTCTGATATTCGCCAGAACTAGACGGAGATAATAGCTCTCCTCTATTGTAAATAATATTGCTGCCATCATATTCTGGTATCCAAAGATATAATGCACCATTCCTAGGATTGAATATTAAGAACTCACCAAAGTTATCTTGACTCCAAAGCCTTAACTGAGCTGAAATAGATTCAGTACTGGACTCGCCCCAGCCAGAAAAGTTTGCGGTGTTATATACAATAGAATCAGCCAAATGTTCAACTGCAACTGTTTCTTGTACGCCCCGCACACACCCAGTAAAGTCATTAGTTGAAATGCCGGTATATGAAATTAACTCTGATCCTATTAGCAGAACACCAGTAGCTGGAAATCCAGTGGCATCAGTTACAGTTATAGTTGTAACAGAATTATTAATTGTGCCATCTAGATTAGTAGTAAGACCAGTATTAGTTATACCGCCCCAAAGTCCAGCGCCCCAGCCATTCTCTGTAATATAAATCTCAGGCCCTACATTTAGTTGATATTCGCCATAAGCAGCAACTCCACCATCTCCAGTATCACTAGAATTAGCTTCTACTGGTACTGTAATAGTGTATGAGTTAGAGTCTAAATAAGTTATCTCAAACTCTTGGTTAAGTATTGTTGCTGTGATATTTCCGCCAAGAGATACAGCACCATAGATGGTTACAAAGTCACCATTGATTGCACCATTTCCGGCATCAAATACAGTAACAACCTTTGAGCCAATGGTAGCGCTAAAGGTTACATCACCTGCTACAGAGGTATAGCGTAGAGGCGTAATGTCATAATAGACACCACCATTTTCTATGTAGTATTTAAGATTTGTTCCTATGGCTAAAACATTAAAGCCCCTTAGGGTAACGTAATTCCATAGTGCTCTTGCTACACCAAGATATGTTCCATAGGTCAACGGCACCCATCCACCAATCTTCTGTGGATAGCCTGATTTGAATCTTACCTTATCACATTCAAACCAGCCGCCCTCATTAGCAAGGGTGGTCCCTTCTCTGTTAACGCCCGCGCGAAACTGTAGCAATTGGAGCATTTTTGCTATACTCCTGTATAGGTATTAACAAGGAGACTACTATCAGTCATCTAGATCAACCAAATAATAAATGCGATTATAGATATTACCAGTAATGTTTTCTTAGACTCTTTAATCAGATCAAGGAATCTGTCTGATACTGGATCAGCTATAGCAATAACCTCATCAACCTTGCCCACTACCTTCTTAGCTTTGTCTTTAATGGTCATATGTCACCCAAATTACCAGAGAATCATTATTAATATTCCTGCGGCAGTACCTAGCCCCCAGAAGATCAAGTCTAAACGGCTACCCTGCCCAAAGTCATACCATGCCCTATCCTGATCGTATCTTTGGTATATCTCTCTGACTAATCCAGTCACGGCGCTAATGATAGCCGCCATCCAGAGTGATGTGATGAATGAGAATCCAATGACAAGAACTAGAGCAACAATGAAATGTGCCGGTTGATCTATGAACTCTTTGTTGATGGTCATGCTTTGAGTGCCTTGAGTGTTGCTACATCTGCTTGTAACTGTGTGATGAGGGCTTGTTGTTCTTGAATCGCGGCTGTGAGGGTAGCCACCAAGAAGCTGGTGTCGATGCCTTGATGCACTGGCTTCCCTTCAGCATCTACAGCATCTTTCTCGCCAGTTACACAATCAGGCACTACTGCTTGAAGTTCATGAGCAATGAAGCCTTGACCATCAGAACCATCGGCTTTCCAAGAGTAGGTTACTGGCTTGAGTTGTGACACAGTTGCTAATGCACCTGTCATTGGTGCAATGTTTTCTTTTAGGCGATAGTCCGATGAAGTATTGTATGCAACAGCAGTAGTACCATTTTGGGTAATTGAGCCAATACCAGCACCGTTATAACCAAATTGAGCATAGGCAGTTCCAGAAGTTGCTGTATTTGGGTGATTTATAAGAAGGTCTCCAAGAGAAGCCACTCGAAGTGATGCAGACCATGAATTAGAAAATCCCGTACTCGTAGTCCCCACCAGCAAGTTACCGCTGGAGTCGATACGCATACGTTCTGCACTTGCACTATTTACCCACGCAAATTCTGCTTGGGATGCCCCTGCGACTGCCATAAAATACATACCCCAATTAATATCTTGAGATATTGTCCCTGCCGAAAATGCCGTTGTGCCTGATATAGAAAGAGCAGTTGCTTTAGCAACGCCAGATACATCTAGCTTAACAGTAGGACTACTCGTCCCAATCCCCACATTACCACTAGCATTTTTTACCAATCCACCGTTACCTACATTCAGTGTGTCTGTAGTTGCATCACCCAGTATAGTGTTACCAGTGGTTGTTAGAGCGCCCTGTACTGTCTCAGCAGGTGTAGTAATTCCCGTATCGCCATTAATAATTACCGACATATTATTCTCCTATATCTTTAGCGAGCTGAGGGGCAATCTGAGCTTTAATGTTTTCCACTAAAGCAGCAACATGTACATATGACATATTTCCCAGACCATTCATTATCAGATTAACTTCATCAATACTCAGCTCTAGCTTAATCATTTATTTACCCTCTAGTTGTTTTACTCGTGCTGTGAGTTCGTTGATAGCGTTAATCATTGGTGTAATCAAGTCAGCCAAACCAAGTTTCTGTGTACCATCCTCATCCTCTGACCAGCCTGTAAATGTATCTACACCAGCCTTGTCTAGTGCAGCCTTGACGTTCTGAGCAATAAGACCGTGCATTACTATGTTAGTGTCTTGAACATTCTCTTCTGCATAACGTGAGGTAAGTTCTTTTGGTACTTCATTAGATGGTTTCCAACGGAATGTAACTGGCTCTAGGTCATTGATGAAGTCTAGTCCTAGAGTATCCTTGCCGATTACGTTCTTGATACGCTCATCAGATGAGAACGCCCAAGTAGCATTTACAGTGTATGAGTTAGAGATACGGTTAGTACCGTTGCCAATGATTACTGAAGTGTTTACACCTTGTGTGAAGTCACGACCTATTCCAATGCGACCAGTTGCGGCAGCAGCAAGAGTAATGTTATCGCCAAATACTTGATTAGATGCGCCTGTAGTTAGCAATAACCCAGTATTGTTTCCAACCGCTGTATTATTTGTCCCAGTAGTTAAAGCAAGAAGAGCTTGAACGCCAATTGCTGTGCTACTGTTACTGGTTGTAATGGCAAATCCTGCTTGATACCCAAACGCAGCATTATTAGTACCCGTACTCGTCCCACTAGCGCCTTGCATAGCTTGGTAGCCTACTGCTGTGTTGTTTGAGGCAGTGTTGTAGTAGAGGGCTTGATAGCCTAATGCTGAGTTGTTTGCTCCAGTTGTGTTGGAGTTGAGTGCGATAGACCCAACTGCTGTGTTATTAGAGGCAGTTGTGTTGTTAGCGAGTGCGCCCCGACCCATTGCTGCGTTATCAGCACCAGTTGTATTGGATAAGAGTGCGTTATATCCGACCGCTGAATTATTAGAGGCAGTTGTGTTGGCAGTTAGGGTGTTATATCCAACTGCTGAATTATTAGCCCCCGTAGTATTAGCATTAAGTGCGCCATCACCAGCAGCAAAGTTAGAAGTAATGCCACCTGTTCCGTATGAGCCACGCAATGCTCCTGTACCAGTAATAGCAACTCCACTGCTAGTCTGAACAACTGCTGTTCCTGTTAATGCGGGTAATGTAACTGTGTTACTGCCTGCAACGGCTGGAGCAGCTATTGTGATGCTGCCAGAAGTGTCTCCTGCGACTACGATAGAACTCATGCTATGCTCCTAGTTTGCTTTGTTCTACTTGCGCTTTGTACGCAGCAATAACTTCTGGTGTCCAAGCAGCATTACAGATAGCAGCAACATTGGCTGGCTGACCTGTTAAGTCTTGGGCTGGCGTGAGGCTGGTGCGGTGGTAGGTTTGGCTCAGTTGCTGACCGTCTTCCATGATGCGAGTTGCCTCACGATAGAGAACGATGCCGTTCTCGGTGACGGTGATTTGGTCTACTACTGTTTCTTTAGTTAATGCCATTTTAATTCTCCTGTTAAGTGTCCGACTAACGAATCCACGCTAGTTAAGTTGTTGGATAACATCCTGATATTGCTAATTCTTTTCCTGAAAAAGTTACATTAGTTACAGCTACACCTGTGGTGCTATAAATTACAACTCTTGATTGTGAAATGCCTATATATGCAGAAGGTATAAATCCTGCATTACTGTAACCAACAGCAGCACTAAATGCACATGATGTCCCAGATTGAAATGGTAGGCTAAGAACTATATTTGCAACACTTGCCGTTGTAGGGAATATTACATCCATAGCAAAATAAACAAGACCGCCTACTTTTACATATCTTCCAGTATTATTAGAAAATGTTAAACCAGCACCACTTTGGTCTGTGACAGTAAAAGTACCTTCCTCATAATCATCCAGAGTATTAGCATCTGAACTAGCACTTTGTGTTGCCGGGAATGTTATGCCTGATCCTGATGCGCTTGGAGTTGCATTGCCTACACCAATTGTAGTGGCAAACTTTCCTGTACCAGTAAACGTACTAGCTCCAGAAGAACTCAGAGTGCCAGTCACAGCCACACCAGTGCTGGTCACAGCAACTACTGTAGAGCCGCCACTTTGTATGTTTAAATCGCCGCTGGCATCAGAGGTAACAATTACGCCTCCGCCTCCAGACGTTGCAGCATTTAACGAGCTAGCCATTTATATCTCCTATTTTTTAGAGGACCAACCAGCGTTGGCCTGAGGGCACAGTAACTGTGATGCCCGAATCGATTGTGATTGGTCCAACACTAAATCCGTTCTTACCTGTGGAAAGCGTATAGTTTTCTGAGATAATCAGTGAGTTCTCATAGATTACACCATTAGCCTGTGCTCCGCCTACCCCGCCCCATGCCCCTGCTGCATATCCTTCAAAGCCGCTAGTAGTTGTATTATATCTTAGCAGGCCGTTTGTTGGGGGGGACGTTCTCTGTCCTGTAGTTCCTACTGGCATATATGCAGAACCAGTTGCACTATCCTTTAGAACTACTTTATCACTCAGAGATACACTGCTCCATGAAGTGCCATTAGAAGATAGTACATTCTCAGCTGATCCTGGCGCAATGGTGCCAAATGTAGTTGAGCCATTACCTACCAATAGATTATTAACCGCAAAGGTAGATGATCCTGTGCCGCCATCTGCAACAGCTAAGTCTGTTATACCAGTGATTGTTCCACCAGTAATAGTTATGCTGTTTGAATTCTGCGTTGCTATTGTTCCCAAGCCTAAGTTAGTCCTGGCGTTTGTTGCTGTACTTGCTCCAGTGCCGCCATCTGCTATAGCTAGATCTGTAATGCCAGTTATTGTCCCGCCATTGATTGTGGCTGTGGTAATTGTGGCTGCCGTAAATAAGGATGTGCCTGCCCCCAAAGAGGTTACATATAAGCTAGATGCAAAGCTAAACGCTCCAACTACATTTGTTGAATTGGAATACACCATTGCAACGCTACCATAAGGAACTGTTACTCCAGTACCTGCAGAAGTCTTTACCAATATGCTCTGGCTTCCAGTGGTGTTGTTCTCAACAATGTAAGGCTTGCTTATACTGGGGACTATTAGCGTTGCTGTAGCTGTAAGTGCGCCAGTACAGTTTAGAATATAGTTTCTTGCGGCCTGACTAGCAGTGCTATTGGTAAGGCTGATTGTATTAGAGCCATCAATTAATGCTACTGCTGACCTCCCTACAATAGCCTCTTCTAAAGCAGTTCCCAGATTCTCATTTGTGGTAACGCCCCAAGCACCGGCTTCATCTCCAGTAGCTATTAACTTTATCTTTAGGTCTGACCATGTTGCCATTTCTATCTCCTATTTTTCAAGACACAAACCAACGCTGCCCTGAAGTTATTGTGACCACAACGCCACTATTCACAGTTATTGGTCCGACTGAGTGGGCATTGAATCCAGCAGCAATAGTATAACTGGTAGCTACTGTATTAGCGTTAAGTACTAACCCATTAATAGCTATTGGCGCAGTAACACTTAGCTCACCTGTTGATGGTTTATAAAGTAGCTTGGCATTAGATGTGTATAGATTTGCTATTGTTCCAGTTGTTCCAGTGGCAAATACTGGGTATATCTGAGAAGCTGTGGTTGTATCATTAGACAGAGATGCCGAGGTTGCTGTTGCTGTTAGCGTTCCTGTAACTAAAGATAATCCAGTTCCTACTGTGATTTCTTCTGCTGCTCCTGTTGCTGATGTAGTCCTGCCCAGTAGCCTAGCTGTAGCCATTGTAAGACCGTTAGCTGAAGCATATGCACTAGGAGCCACATAGTCTGTTGCCGCTACTGCTATAGTCAGCGCACCAGTTGTAGTTGTACTCTTTAATATGCCGGTAGCTAGGGCTGAAGTACCATCAGAGTAATCAGTACCACTTGTTCCAGCACTTACAATTCCAGATACAGAACTACCCTTCAGCATGCCTGTTACTGTTGTTGTTAAGGTTATAGCCGGAGTAGATGTAGCCGTAGCTACTGTGCCAGCAAAGCCGTTGTTTGATACTACTGAGACTGAAGTTACTGTACCGGGAACTGCTGCAGTATTTCCATCTAACTTCTGTATTGCCTGAAGAATAGTATCTGTAGCTGCTACTGTACCTGCCCCTGATGTGTATCCAGTTAAGACCTTACCTATAACCGCTGAGTTGGTTAGGGTGGCTGCGTTACCTACAGAGGTGGCTTCACCCGTTAGGTTAGCATTGGTGGTTACGTTACTGGCAGTAAATGCTGTAGCTGTGCCGGTTATGTTAGTTCCTACTAACGCACTTGGAGTGCCTAGATCTGGCGTTACTAGAGCAGGAGACGTTGCTCTTACAAAGACTCCAGTGCCTGTGCCCGCATATTCAGCGGAGGTAGAGTGAAAATACTCTGTAGCGGCTCCGCCCTGCAATCCAGCCAAGTCATTGTGTAGATTAGCTAAAGGTGTATTAACGTGGGTATTTCTGATTGTGCCATTGTAGGTTAGGGATATAGTTCTCGTATGGTCCGAAGTAACAAAGCCAAGAATCCCCATTTTTGTTGCTGCAGTAACTACAGTTGAAGGCTGAGTTGTATATATACTGAATTCAGTGTAGTTAGGGGATATAGATGTTATTTCTGGGGTAGTAATTCCAAATAGTTTCTTCCATACAGTGCCAGCAACCGCTGACTCATTGGTATACCCACTGGGTGTGGTAATAGTTACTACAGTATCAGAGGTTCTAGCGGTTATTTGATACAGACCTTGGGGGGTTTGCAAAAATGAAGCGACTGTATTTGTAGCAGAAGCATCTATAACCGAAGTTGCAAAGGGCGTTCCTGATGATGCTGTAGCTGTGCGGCTTGATCCTGTGCCTGTAGTAGTTACAGTGCCGACTACAAAAGGGGTAGCTGTATATATTTGCCTAGTAATGGTTGTAAACGAGTTGTTAGCGCGGCTGTCTACACCCGCCCATATCGTAAAATCATATACGCCAGCATCAAATATAATTCTATTTAGCGCGGTAGTAACAAAAGCAGAGAAGCAAACAGTATTATTAGCTGCTGTGCCTGTTATGACCTGCTCTGCTGTTGTGACTGGGATAGATGCAAAGGTAAGAATGGCTATATCGTTGTCAGTTCCCGCCGCAGTTATGACCGGAGTGGCGTTATAAAATACCACTCCTGTTCCGGCTGATGCTGAGTTAGGCGCAACATTAACCCAAGCTGTGCCGTTATACCCAAGCAACTCATTAACCGCCGCGGTACCAATTGATACATCGGATAGATTCTCTAATGGAATAGCTATGGCAGCAGAGCCATCAAAAGACACACCTGCTATGTTTCTTGCCGTAGCTAATACCGTTGCGGCTCCTGCTGTAAGACCTGCTGCAGTGCCAGTTATGTTTGTACCTGTAAAGGCTACTGGAGTACCCAATGCAGTTGCATTGCCTGATGCGTCCAGATTGACTGACTTCTCTGAAGGGTAAGTAACGAATACATCTTTGGTCCCAGCGGAGAATACTAGTGCTGTTGGCTCTGTTGCTGAACTGTTAGATAGAACTGTAGTACGGGCTAGGGTAGTACCAGAAGACGTATAGGTTCCAATGCCTACCTCCCACTCATTAGTCCCTTGCCCTGCGATACAGTAGTAGGTGGTATTTCCATCGCCAATTACAGCAAAGGATTGAAAGCCGGGAGCGGCTCCAGCAAGCGTGAATGTGCCATTACCTGCAGTGGTGGAAGTCTCTTTTACTCTGTCAGCTAAGATGAGCGCCATATGTCCCTATTATGGTTGAGTTTTTATCACTTGCCAACCACTTGTGCTTGATGTATTTATTGTACTCCAAGTTCCGCTTTCTGAAGTATTTATTGTATTCCAAGTGGCGGATTCTGAGGTATTAATTACCTGCCAGAGAGGACTGCTTGCAGTGGAATCCAAAGCCTGGGCAAGTTCATTAATTGAGGCTACAAAATCAGCGGCAGTAGACGTAGATGAAGAAGAGCTAACCAGCTCCTGTATACTTGAATGAAACGCCGCCATGCCATCAATAGCATCAGAAGCAGTAGCGCCTTCAGTAACAAAACTATTTAGATATGCTAACGCCTCTACAGCGTCAGACCCAGTGGCAGACTCTTGTATTAAGCTTCCAATACTATAGCTTGATTCTACTTGGTCAGCTCCAGTAACGCTTTCCTGTATGCTAACTGCAA